ATGAAAATTATTGAAGCCATACAGGAAGCTTACGGCCCGGAGTACACCACGCTGGAAGACGCCATCAACTGGTGGAGCGGGCCGAGGGCATGGCGCGAGGATTTTACCGCTGTCCTGATTTTAAAGAGCGGTAAAAGACCGTATAAACAGCATTTAAGCGAGGTGCAATTTGACGATGACGAACATTGAAGCAGGCAGCCAGCGCATCCGCAGGCTGCCGGACAAGCCGATTGTTGGGGAAACTTACCCCAACGCCGGAGGGCTTTACAAGGTTGATCGGTATGATGCCGAATGCGATCTGGCATGGGTACACAGGCCGAAGGACGGCTGGAAGTGCTGCGCACACGGCCCTGCACTTTACGATGTGCCGGGACAGGGCATTGAGTTGCAGTGGAATTACAGCACCGGGGGCCAGTTCAGTGCTGACGATTGCGACGAAAGGTGGTGAACGCTATGACCCTCCAAGACTGGGCGCTGGTTCTGGCAATCAGCTCTATTCTTCTCAACATTCTGGCCGAGATCATCAAACATTGGTGAAAAAAGAACAGTGTAAATCAATTTTATCAATAAGTCGAAACGCCCTGCGCGGGCGTCACTGTGAGATGACCTACACAGTCTGATGATGGCAGGTCAGAAAGAGGTGATTTTTTGGAAGCGTTATTGAAAGCATCGGAAGCAAGTGCCTTGATGGGGCTGTCTGTCCGACACGTTCAGAGAATGGCTAAATCTGGCGAACTGCCCTATCAGACCCACATGAACGAACGAAACAGGCCGGAGTACCTGTTCCCGCTTTCCAGCCTGCCCGATGCGGCGCAACAGAAATATTTTGCGGAGCACGCGCCCGCCGCACTGCCTGCGGCGACCCCGGCCAAGGCGAAAAAGGCTGACAAGCCCGCCGCCTGCAAACCGCTGGAAGCCTACACTGCCGAGGAACGCGGTGAAATTGGGTACTGGATAACAACTGTTGACCGATGGCAGACCTACCGCAACAAGGCCGGGACAAAGAAAGCCGAGTGCGACGAAAAATTTGTGCTGCTGTGCCGGATGGAAGAGCCAGACCGTCAAATCAGCGTGGAGACGCTTTACAGGAAGTGGGCGGCCATCCGCGAGGGTGACTATGGCGCACTGGTTGATATGCGCGGCAAGGCCCGCAAGGGCATGAGCAAGATGCCGGAGGCTATTGAGAGAGTTTTTCTGACGCTTTATTTGGACGACAGACAATATCCGATACCGCGTTGCATTGATATGACGAAGCAGTGGGCGCAAGAAGAAATGCCAGAGGCTTTGCCGCTTCCTTGCTACCACACATTTTACCGCAAGGCAAAAGCGCTTCCAGAGCCTGTTGTAGTGCTCTGCCGCCAAGGGCCAAAAGCCTACTATGACCAGTGCAGCCCCTATATACGCCGTAATTACGAGAATTTCTTCTCCAATGAGGTATGGGTCGGCGATACACACACATTGGATGTTATCAGTATAAGTCCAGAGGGCATCAAGCACCGCCTGCATTTGAGCGCATGGCAAGATGCACGCAGCGGCGTATTTGTTGGCTGGTATGTCTCAGATAATCCCGGAAGCCAAGAAACACTAAATGCTTTGCGCAAGGGAATACAAAATTTTGGTATCCCGCAGACCGTATATGTGGACAATGGCCGTGAATTTTTGAACAAAGATGTCGGCGGCCTCGGTCACCGTGCCAAAAAGAGCCGCAAAGAAAAGGACAAAAAATTCAGCCCGCCGCCCGGTGTTTTTGAACGTCTCGGCATCAAAATGACAAATGCCATTGTACGCAATGCCCGCGCAAAGCTGGTCGAGCGGCGATTTGAAGATTTTAAAAACTATATTTCTCGACTGTTTCCGACCTACTGCGGCGGCAATGTGACAGAAAAGCCCGAAAATCTTAAATTCGTTCTAAAAAAAGGTGAACATATTCCAACAGATGAAGAGGTCATTGATGCGGTAAATACGCTGCTCCCTGCTTACATGAATTGCCAGCCCTACGGTGGCAGCGTACTTGCTGATGCCAAAAAGACCCGTATTGAGGTCTGGCAGGATCATCTGCCTGATGGCAAAGTGGTTCGCGCTGCCAGTGAGGAAGATTTGCGGCTGATGATGTTGCGCACCAGCGACCCTGTGCGGGTAAGCCGTTCTGGCGTACCGTTGAAAATTCATGGGATGAAATTGTGGTATCACAGTGCAGAATTGTGTAACTTCTATTTTAACAAGTATGTGTACGTTCGCTATGACCCCGATGACCTTAGCTGCGTCCGCGTGTACGGTACGGATGACAAATTTTTGATGGAAGTGCCGCAAAGCATTATGGAAGCCAACTACAATGACAATCAAGAAAAGATTGGCCGCATAATGGCGTACAAACGCCGCGCGGAACGCGATTTACAAAAATTTGCAGACGCACTTACGCTGGAAGACAAAGACCCAGAACGCGCGTTGAACCTTGTTCGGAACATTGCTTTCCGCAATGCATCGGAGTTGGAACTGTATCCGAACTCGAAACTTGTGGAACTTCGATATGCCCGCGAAGAACCTTTGCTTAAAGCTGTCGGTGACATTGACATCGGCAGGATGAACGAAAACATCATCAGACAACGAGGAGGAATTGAAGATGGAGAAAACCTATAACCCCGCGCTGATCCAGCGCACGCAGCGCTACATGGAGACGCACAGCATCAGCCAGAACCAGTTCGCCGCCAAGGTCAATCTTTCCAGCGCAGCACTGAGCAGCTACCTCAATCAGAAGTATAAAGGCTCGGTGGAAGCCGTCGAGCGGCAACTGAGAGAGTTCTTCAAGCTGGATGAAGAGGCCGAGGCCGCCGCCGAAAAGACCGCCAGCCTGCTGCCCCGCGCAGCGTATGTGCCGACAAGCATCAGTGAGGACGTCTGCCAGAGTATCCGCTTTGCCCAGCTTGAACACTGCATGGTCGTTTTGCACGGTGATGCGGGCGTCGGCAAGAGCAAGGGCGCACAGAAGTTCCTGCGCGACCATCCCACGAACGCGGTGGGCATCAGCATCACGCCCAGCACGGGCACGCTGAACGGCTCCATCAAGCTGCTGGCCCGCGCCCTGCGCGTGCCGGAGTGCCGCAACAAGATGGATCAGATGATGGCGCTGCGCTCCCGCCTTGACGGTACGAACTGGGTCATCGTCATCGACGAAGCCCAGCATCTCAAATATGCGGCGCTGGAAGAAATCCGCTCCCTGACGGACGACAACCCCATGACCGGGGAGCACGGTGTCGGCGTGGTGCTCATCGGCAACAGCGAAGTGTACAGCCGCCTGCAGGGCCGCCAGCAAGCGCAGTTTGCGCAGCTGTTCAGCCGCATCCGTATGCAGCGCGAGTACACCACCCGCAAGGTCAAGGAAGATGACGTGCGGAAGCTGTTCCCGGTGCTGGCCGAGCAGGACGCCCGCAAGGAAATGGACTTCCTGCTGAGCGTCTGCCGCAGTCCGTGGGGCATTCGCGGCGCAATGAACCTGTACACCAACGCGGCCAGCGCCAACGATGTCGGCTATGAAAATCTGTACCGCATGGCCGCCCACATGGGCATTGGTATGCTGGGGGCAGTTTGAGGAAAGGAGTTTTTTAGATGAATTTGAAGTGCGGATATTTTACCGTGGGCGGCATCATGTGCGGCTCTCTGGTGGGCATCTTCGTCGGAGCGTTGGCCGTGAACGCCAGCCTCGGCTACATGATCCTGCTGCTGGGCGCGTGGGGGCTGTGCCTTTACATCACATCGCGCAGCCTTATGGACGATGCCCGCCGCGAGGAAACGGTGCTGAACCAGCCCGCCGAGGAATTTGACGACCCCGACGAACTGCCGCCCCTTTACTGGGAGGGCTATGACCGAGGCTATGAAGACGCCCTTGAAAGCATGGCCTACACCCGCCCGCCGCGCGTGCGGCCCCCGAAAAGCAAGAAAAAAGGTGCTTAGTTTAACAACACCCCTGCGGGCAGACGCCCGCGCCTTAATGCAGCCGCCCGGATGGGCGCGGGTCTCAAGCCCCGGCAAATGCAGAGAGAGGAAGGAGCGTTTTTGTGAAAAAAGAAGATTGGGAAAAGGCCAAGAGTAGACTGCGTGCTCCACTCGGACGAGTCGATTTGCTGTGCGATGGGTACAGCGTCACACTTGTCAATGAGTGCATCAGCATGTTCCGCAACGGAATAGCAGTGTATGTCAATGGCGAAATACGCGGTTCATGGTTTGTGCAAGATTGCGAGGAGCGCCGGAGGTTTATCCCTCAAAAAGAAACTACCTTGATGACCCGCAAGCAGATTGCCGCTTATAACAAGATGCCGAAGAAAGATCGGGGGCCACTTAAAAAGTTCGCGAGGAAACCTTCACGGCCTATCAGACACACTGGACGAACTGGCAGGCGCTTGTCAAGCATTTTGAAGCCAATAATGCCGACATCCGCCTTGTCACGCCGCAATAAAGCAAAGGAGTACATATCTATGGCAAGAAAGAAAGTAACCAGCGTTCCGGCACTGGCCGACTGGGGCGCAGTGGACAACGCCCTGCGGGACATCCGGGAGTGCCAGCACACGCTGGCGGAAATGGCTGTCCAGCGTGACCGCCAGATCGACAGCATCAAGGCCGACTACGCACAGGGGGCTTTGCCGCTGCAGAACCGGGTCAAGGCGCTGGAAAGCGAGGTCAAGGCATACGTTGATCTGCATCGGGCCGAACTGGACGGCAAGAGCCGCGCTCTGAACTTCGGCACTGTCGGCTACCGTGTCAGCAGCAAGCTGATGCTTGCCAGCAGCCGCGTGGCCGAGGCCATCGCCACGCTGAAGGTGCTGGGGCACGCCGAACTTATCAAAACCACTGAAACGCTTGACCGTGAGGCTCTGAAGCGCCAGCCCGGTGACATTTTGCAGCAGGTAGGCGCTTACATCCGCACGGTGGATGAGTTTTACTATGATGTGAGCAGCAAGGAGGCCGACGCATGATGACTTCTATCGCAGGCGGACTGAACACGGGCATCTGGCTCTGTGCTGTGGTTCTGGGTGCTACCGGGAGCGCCATCATCGTAACGGTGGCGGCATCGCTGCTGTGCGCAGGCGTGAAGTACATCGTTAAACATTTTAAGAACGGCGGCTGACGCCGGGAAGGGAGGCTACTTATGGCCGGGAGCGGATGCAACGCTTATCAAATCCGAAAAATTTACGCTATCGGCGGCGCTCTGGGCATGGTGAAGCGGAACGAGGAAGACGACTTGCTGCATGAGTTGGTCGAGGGCATGACCGGGAAAAAGAGCATTAAAGCCTTGACCTACGGCGAAGCCTGCAAGGTCATCGGCGAGTTGGAGGGGCGGCAAGGAACGCCCTCGCCCCGCAAAAGCGGAAAGCCGCTCCGCAAGACCGCACCGGGCCACACCAGCGAGGGGCAGCGGCGCAAGGTCTGGGCGCTCATGTATCGGCTGCAGGATGCCAGCCCCAGCAAGGCCCCGCTCGGTGACAGGCTGTGCGCCATCATCAAGAAGGAACTGGGCATGGATGCCTTCCCGAAAGACCCCTTCGCGTGGATCAGCTACAAGGACGGCAACAAGCTGGTCGAGGTTTTGAAGGGCTACGTCAAGACTGCGCAGAAGAGCCGGGGTGATGCCGATGGATGAGTGGGAAATCCACCCCGACGATCTTTCCCCCGCCCAGCGGGAGGTGGCCGACCTCATCGGATTTGAGAACTATTTGAAGCTGATCGACGTGTACGCTGCCGAGACAATCTACATACCGAAGCGCGACAGTTTTGAGCGGATCGCCCGCAATCAGCGCATCGTGGAAGAATACAACGGCGACAATCTGAAAGCCCTTGCCAAGAAGTACAACTTGACAACGGTGACGGTGCGGGCCATCGTGGACGAAAAGCACCGGGAAATCCGGGCAAGACCCCTTGATGGGCAAATGAGTTTTTTCCCGCCAGAACGTAAAGTAAAATATTAAAATGCTTAATCTGGCCCATTTTGCGAATCGTGAGTATCATTGGTTATAGAAACCAGTGACACTCACGATTTTTTAGTTTAGGGGTACGGATTATGGAGTTTGATGCGGGAACGTGGTGGCTGATCGGAATCCTGCTTACGTTCTTGATTGGGGCGTTGGGCTGGATGGTAAAACGCAGTCTTGACAAAATCGAGCGGAAACTTGACAGTGCGGCAACTAAGGCCGAACTTGAAAAAGAGGTCGGCGAGTGCAAACAGCAAATTTCGGAAATTCAGCACACCTACACGACCAGAAGCCAGCACCAGCAGGACTGGACTGAATGCCACAACGACATCAAGGCCATCCAGCGAAACTTTCTGACAAAGGAAGACTACTTCCGGGAGCAGGCGAAAACTGAAAAGAAACTCGACCAGATATTGAATCTCTTGATGAAAGGACGGCTCTCCGATGAATGAAAAAGAAATGCTGATGAAGCAGCTGCGTGCCAACGCCTTCCCGCACAATAACGGCAAGGTCATGCAGGCCATCAACATCATCCGGCACAGCTACAACCGCTTGACCGATGTACAGCAGGCGGCGCAGATTTGGGGCGTCAGCCAAGACGACTTCCTCGACTGCATCAATTATCTGGCGATGGCAAAGTACATCCAGCTGCGCACGATTGCGGACAAAATCCTTGTTCCCGACTTTGCAGACATCGGCTGGGATTTGCTGGAAGCCAAACTCACCGCCGAGGGAATCAGCGTTCTGTGTCACAAAACCAAGGACGAAATGATCGAGGTGTGATATGAGCAGTTGGCCGTTAAATGGCAAAAAGGGCGGCAACCGCAAGCACAGCAAGATCGACACCCTGCCCCCGGAGATGAAAGCCACCGTGGAAGAGATGATAATGGATGGCAGTGCCACCTACTCCGACATCGTGACCTATCTGGAGCAGCAGGGGTACAGTCTTTCCGTTTCCAGCGTCTGCCGCTATGCACAGGGGTATGTGGAGAACCTGCAAACCTTACAGATCGCACAGGCCAACTTCCGCAATATGCTGGACGAATTGGAGCGGTATCCCGATCTGGACACCACCGAGGCGCTTGTGCGTGTTGCCAGCCAAAACCTTATGACCGCGCTGACCTCTAAGAAGGATGAGGATTGGAGCGCGGTCAGCGTCGATAAACTTATGAATCAAATCAGCGGTCTGACCCGCGCCGTCGCCTACAAGAAGCGCGTGGAACTGCAAAACAAGTCTGACATCGAGGCAGGCACGGGCGATCTGAAAAGCGCCCTGTGGAGCGCTATGGCGAAGGAGCGGCCCGATCTGTACAAACAGGTGTCGGCCTATCTGGATCGCAAGGCGCAGGAGGGCGGCACATGAGTATGTACGCCCTGCAGGTTATGACCGGGATGGAAGCCGAAATCACCCGGAAGCTGCGCGGCAAGGGCGTGGACGCCAGATGCCTGCAGGAGCGGCGGATGATCCGGCGCGGCGGCAAATGGCAGGAGCAGCTTTACACGCTGTTCCCCAGCTACATCTTCGTCAGCACGCCGGATGTGTACCGCGTCTATTATGCGGTGTGCCATGAAGACGGTGTACTGCATTGGCTGGGGGCGACCAAGGGCACGCCGGAGGCGTTGAGCGCCCATGAGGAAGCCAACATCCTCTGGCTGGCCGGGGACGGCCCGCTGCCGCCCAGCGAGGCCGAGATGCAGGCCGACGGCACACTGGACTTTACCAGCGGGCCGCTGGCTCACTTGAAGGATATGCTGGAAAAAGTGAACCGCCATGACCGCCGCGCCACGGTGCGCGTGCCTGTCGGCGGTGAGGATAAAACCATAACCCTCAGTTACCGTTTGAACGGCAGACAGGAAACTGCAAATAATGCTGCGGCTGGTACGCCCCGCAGCATGAACGCAGCGGACATATTTTAGAGGATTCCGGCTTGCAGCAAGGCGGAAATGGCGAAGCCTGCCCCTAAAATATGCCCTGCAATCCAGCCCTGCGCCATAACACCGTTTAAATGCGCGAGAGCGCCGTTCAAAAACGTTCAAACGCGGCGGGCGGCAAAACTGCCCGCAGAATAAGAGAACCGCGCACAGCGCCGTTTCTGGGGCTGTTTTGGGTGTCGAAAAATCGACACCCTGTTTTTATTGGGAAAGGAGCAGCCGATGCGAACAAAAAACGGCAGTGTCCGGGAGTTGATTGCCGGAATCCAGCAGGCCGCCGAGCAGGAAGAGTATAATCCTGCGGAGGATTTAAAGACTCTTCAAACGCAGTATAAACGGCTGGGCAAAAAAGACTTCGCCCTTATGCTGGATGCAATGGTCGAAAAATACGCTGCCGGGGAATATGCAGCCATCCATGCTGCGTTGGTCGAGAAAGCCCGCAGCGGCGATATTGAAGCAATCAAAATGTACCGCGAGATGCAGTCGAGCGGCGGCAGCGATGAGGTGGTGATCGTGGATGACGTCGAATAAAAAGCGCGTGCGCCTGTCGGACATCATCGGCCCGGCTTTCTATGAGACGCATAAGCTGATCGACATGGGCGTCATCGACGAAGCAGTTGAATCGGGCGGGCGTGCCAGCTTGAAAAGTTCCTACGTTGGCACGGAAGTGGTGCTGCAGCTGGTGAAGCACCCGGACTGCCACGCTCTTGTGACCCGACAGGTCGGCGACACGATGCGCGACAGCGTGTATGCGCAAATCCTGTGGGCTATCGACAAGCTGGGGCTTACCACCTGCAATGCACCTATCTCCCCACCGGGCAGCGCATTTTGTTCCGTGGGTTGGATGATCCGCAGAAGATCAAATCTATCAAGCTGCCGTTCGGGTATATCGGTATCCTGTGGTTTGAGGAAGCCGACCAAATCAAGGGCGGCGAAGATGCCGTGCGCAATGTGCAGCAGTCTGCGCTGCGCGGCGGTGAGTTTGGCCTTACCTTTATCAGCTTCAACCCTCCGGCTGCCAGCCGCAACTGGGCAAACCGCTACGCCCGCGAGGAACGCAAGGGCAAGCGCATCCATCATTCGACCTACCTGCAAGCCCCTGCTGCATGGCTCGGCCCGAAGTTTCTGGCACAGGCGGAGTACATCAAGGGAACGCAGCCGACGAAATACCGCCATGAATATCTGGGCGAGGTCGTCGGCAGCGGTGCGCAGGTATTTGAAAATCTGCGGCTTGAGCCTATCTCGCAAAAGACTATCCGAAACTTCGACACCATTGAAAACGGTGTTGACTGGGGCTGGTATCCCGACCCGTGGGCATTCAACCGCTGCCACTATGATGCGGCACGCAAAACGCTGTATATCTTCGACGAACTGACCCGGCTGCGTACCTCCAACGAGGAAACCGCAAAGCTGGTGCAGCAGCGTATTGAATCGTGGGAGAGCGTGACCGCCGATTCCGCAGAGATGAAATCCTGCGCCGACTACCGCGCTTTTGGCATCCTCTGCCGTGAGGCTGTCAAAGGGCCGGGAAGTGTGAACCAGAGCATGAAGTGGCTGCAAGGGCTGGCAGCCATCGTCATCGACCCGCATCGCTGCCCCGACACGGCAAAGGAGTTCAGTGAATATGAGTACGAGGTTGGCCGTGACGGCACGGTGCTGCCGGGGTATGTGGATGCAGACAACCACCACATTGACGCCGTCCGCTATGCTGTCAACCGTATCTGGATGCGCAGAGGTGCATGATGAAGAAATTTCGAAAATGGCTCATTGACCGCTTTTTGCCGCGCTGGGCCTATGAATCGCTGCTGGAGGAACTGGCAGCCGCCAACAAGAAGCAGGAGGAACTGCGGCAGACCGTAGAGCGGCAACAGTGCTATATTTCCGGGCTGGAATATGCACTGCGGCACATGACACCGACTGTCGTGGTGGAAAGCCATGAAAAAGGAGCCAAAGAAAAAGCCGGATAAATGCCGGGGCTGCCCTTGGCGGGCGGCGACAGACTATTGCCTGTGGCCGCGCTGCTTTCGGAAAATTACTCTAGGAGGAAAGCATGATGGGCGCTCTGATCCGCGCACTGACAAACAACGCAGTCGAAAACATTGAAGAGGCGCTGGGCATGACGGATGCCACCAGCAGTGCCATGAAGCACGCCATCGCAGAGTGGTATGCTGCATGGTATGGCCGCGCCCCGACCAAAACCGAAGATCCCTGCCAGCGCCTGCCGTATGCCATTGTGAACAAGCTGTGCAAGGCAACCTTCGGCGAGTATGACAGCGGCCTGCAACACACCGACAGTGCTAAGGGGAAATACCTTGACTGTGTACGAAACACCTTTGATGCCTGTAAAACCAGTTTTATGACTCAGGCTATGATTGGCGGCGAGGCGTGGGCAAAGCCTGTACCGATGCCGGATGGACGGCTGACGTGGCAGATCGTGGGACGCGATTCCATCATCATTTTAGGCCGCGACGCAAGCGGCATCCCCTCGGATATGGCGCTGTGCGAGAAATCCGTATCTGCCGACCATCATTTCTACACGCTGGTCGAGCGGCGCACATCCTTTGCCGGGCGGCTCACGATCCAGTACCGCCTGTACTGCTCCGACAACAAAAGCACACTGGGGCGGCGCGTGCCGCTGGCAAGCCTGCCGCAATATGAGCGGCTGGAAGATGAGTACACCTTTGCCGTGCCCATTGATGGCGTCGGCATGGTGTTCCTGCGGATGCCCATCACAAACTGTGTAGACGGCAGCGCGGACGGCGTTTCCATCTACGAGCCTGCAATGGGGCTTATCCACCGCATCAACGAAAATGAACTGCAATTCAGCCGTGAATTTGAGTTGGGCAGGATGCGCGTTGTGGCGAGTGCCGATATTTTGCGCACCCACAACGGCAAAAAATTACTGACCGATGATGTGTTCGTCGGTTTGGACGGCAATGAGCAGAGCGTCGGCATCACACCCTTTGCGCCTGCGCTGCGCAATGAAAGCTACGAGGCGCGGCGGCAGACCTACTTGAAGGCCATCGAAAATCTGCTGGGCATCAAGCGCGGCATCCTCTCCGACGCCGAAGCTGTGAGCAAAACGGCGACGGAGATCAATTCCAGCGCGGGCGATTATAGCCTGTCAATTATGGATTTTCAGCATCTGTACTATGACGCCCTACAAGCGGCGCTCCGGCTCGGCGACCAGATCGGGCAGGCATACCGCCTGTGCGATGCGTCGGCATGGGATGCCGACGAACTTGCCGTAACATGGGGCAACGGTGTGCTGTACGATGCCGACCAAGAGTGGACGGAGCGCAAGGAACTTGTGCAGATGGGCCTGCTGAAGCCGGAACTGGCGCTGGCGTGGAAATTTGACCTGCCTGCCGAGACGGAAGCTGACCTTGCCGAAATCCGCAAAAACTATATGCCGGAGTTGAAAGACCTTGAAGGTTGAGGTGATACCGCATGACCGCTGAGCAGCGTGCGGGCTTGAGTGACGCCGCCCTTGCCATGACGCAGCCCTGCATTGATGAACTTATCAAGGACATCAGCAGGCGCGTGCAGAAGGCCGGGGCTATCACCGACACTGCCGAATACCAGATTTATCGAGCACAGGCACTGGGCGAGGGCAAAAAGGCCATTGAGCAGGCCGTATCGAAGCAAATCGGCATCAGCGAGGAAGTCATTGCCAGCCTGTTTGAATATGTGGCCGACAAGAGCCTGAGCCCTGATGAAAACGGCAGCCTAAAGCGAATGACTGAAGCCTACACCCGCATGACCCAGAGCAAGACCCGCGAACTGCTGCGTGACCTGTGGGCCGATACGCCGGAGGGCAAGGTGCAGCCGTTGCAGACGGCCTACGCCCGCGCAATGGATTTTGCGTTCCGGCAGGTTGCCACAGGTACACTGGACTTGAACACGGCCATCCGCCGCGCCGTGACGCCGCTGGCAAAGCGCGGCCTGCGCACCATTGAACAAAAGAGCGGGCGCAGCGTTGGCATTGAGTACGCCTGCAGGCGGTACATCATGGATCAACTCGGCCAGTTGGACGATGAAATCCAGCGCGCCGACCATGACGCGCTGGGGTGCGACGGCTGGGAAATCAGTGCCCACGCCGCCTGCGCCCCCGACCATGAGCCGATACAGGGGCGGCAGTACGGCGACGCTGAATTTGAAAAACTGAACAACAGCCTGCAGCGCCGCATCGGGCACCTGAACTGCGGGCACACGGCATCATTTTAGGCGTGAACGCGCCGCAGTACACCGAAGCCCAGCTTCAAAAATTCAAGGATGACAACGGGCGCGGCGTTGTGTACAATGGCTACCGGTACACCTTGTACGAGGCCGGGCAGGAGCAGAGCCGCATCGAAAACGGCATCCGGCTCATCAAGCGCCAGATTCTGGCCGACGAAGAAACCGAAAGTCCCGATCTGCAGAAGCATCAAATCAAGCTGCGGGTCGTGCAGGCCGAGTATGCGAGATTCTGCAAGGCCGTGGGTCTGCCCACTCGCAGCGAACGCCTGCAGGTGGCCGGGTTTGGCCGCAGCCAGTCCAACCGGGCCGTGTGGGCCTACAAAAAGGCTGCGCCGGAGCAACTTCGGGACATAGAAATCGCAGGGCACAAACTGTACAGCGTCACGGATGAACGCATCCGGGCTGTGCCGAAGCCGTTCTTTCAAGGCGTTTCCAACAAGGTCAACGGTCTGGCGCAGGAATACGCCAGAGGCGTGCTGAAAAAGGTGCAGGGGCTGGAAGTCGGCACAGAGGCTGTCGTGAACTTCACCAAAGACGGTAAATGCACAGGCTACTATGTGGGCGGGCAGAACAGTATGAAGGTCAAGCCCCCGGAGATACAAGTACCCTACTACTCTTTACATAACCATCCCAGCAATGGTATACTTAGCCCAGAGGATATACAGCAGCTTATCAAGCGTCCTCAAATGCAGGGCATCGGCGCTGTCGGCAATGCCGGAGCGCTGTTTACCTGTGAGAAGGTGTTTGGCTATTCCCAAAAGAATGCCGAGGGCTGGTTTAAGGCTTTAAAAAAGAAATATCCTCTTTATAAAGGTGAATCCGGCAAAATCGAAGATGCGCTTGCGCAGCGTATTGCGTTTGCTGAAGAACTACGAAGGGATGGTGCTAAGTATGGGCTCATATTTTCAAGATAACCCTCCGACTCCAGAAGAAATCGCAAAGTGGCGAGCAGACCTTACGCGAGGCTGGCCTTATACTGAGGATGATCCTGAGCCGGATTTTTTCGACTGGACACCTGACCCAGACCGCAGCGCCACTACGGATTCCATCTATCTGCTTAAAGCAACAGGCAACTGGACGGCGGAAGATGAGCGCATCGCCTTTGACCCCAGCAAGCCCCCACCGCGCCCGCTGGCCGAACTGGAAGCGGAGCACGACGCTTTCCTCAAGGAACTGTTCAAAAAAGCAAAGCCCCTTTAAACACTGTATAAACGCCATTTGCACCGCTTTTAAAGCGGTGCTTTTTTCGTGCCCAAAATTATGCAAGAGGTGCTTTATGTTCTGTATTACCTATGACACAACCTGTTATGCCGACCCACAGCGTGCGTTTGATTTCTTTATGCGGCAGCTTTGGGAGTCCTTCGGCCCCGTGCTCCGTGTCAGGAAAAACAAGCGGATCGTCTCACACCCGCAGCCGCACAGGGTTGGCAAGTACCACGCGCCGCATCTGCGGCCCGATCCGCACCCGCATCTGCCGAGGGATCGGCTGCAGGGATATCACTCTGAGCCCGAAATCCCACCCGAAGGAAGCTGCTCCCGCGCCGATGAAGCGCAGGACGATAGCGACACAGACAACACAGACGAAGGAGATCACCTATGCTTGACTGGCTGAAACCCATCCTCGGTGATGGGTACAATGAGGAAATCGACAACAAGATCGCCGCCGAGATCAACAAGGGCTTTGTCGCCAAGGCCGACTACGACGCGGCCAAGGACGCCCAGCGTACAGCGGCAGAGGCTTTGGCCGACGCCAACAAGGCGCTGGCCGAGTACAAGGACACCGACATCGACGGCCTGCGCAAGAGCGCCGAGGAATGGCAGGCCAAGGCGGAGCAGGCCGAAAAGGATGCGGACGCCCGCGTTGCGGCGGTACAGTTTGATGCAAAGCTGGATTCCGCTATTGCTGCCGCGCATGGGCGCAGCGGCAAGGCCATCCGTGCCCTGCTCGATCTGGACGCCCTGCGCGGCAGCGAAGACCCCGACAAGGACATTCCCGCCGCGCTGGCCGCGCTGCAGAAGGACAGCGGCTATATGTTCGACACCGAGGAAACTCCGCCGCCCTATGCTGCAGGCACGGGCCGCACCGCCATGACCGCCGACAATTCTGACAGTGCCCTGCGCAAAGCAATGGGCCTGCCGATGGAATAAGATAAGGAGCAAAACCTATGAGCAACACTATCGAACTCGCAAAATCTTTTGTCCCCAAGCTGGATGAGTGCTACCGACTGGCCTCGCTTACGAGCGTGCTGGACGGTGCGCCCGAACTCGCCAAGCAGGGCGCGAACGCCAACGAACTCATCATCCCCATGATGAGCATGGACGGTCTGGCCGACTACAGCCGCAACGGCGGTTATGTGCAGGGCGGCGTCACCATGACGAATGAGACGGTCAAGTGCAACTTTGACCGTGGCCGCCGCTTTGATGTGGACGTCATGGACGATCTGGAAACCGCTGGCCTTGCCTTTGGCCGTCTGTCCGCTCAGTTCATCCGTGACAAGGTTGTGCCCGAACTGGACGCTTTCCGCTTTGCGTCCTACTGTGGCATCAGCGGCGTCACGAAGAAGGAAGAGACGCTTGCCGATGGCGCGGCCACCGTTGCGGCGCTGAGTGCTGCCGTGACGGCCATGGACGATGAGGAAGTCACCGCCACCGGGCGCTACCTGTTCATCACGCCGACGCTGCTGCAGGGCATCAACGATATGGAGACCACGAAGAGCAAGAAGGTTCTGGAAGGCTTCGAGCAGGTCATCAAGGTTCCCCAGCGCCGCTTCTACACGGCCATCAAGCAGCTTTCCGGCAAGACCGGGGAGGAAGCCGGCGGTTACACGAAGGCAGCCGGCGCGGCCAACATCAACTTCGCCATCGTCCAGAAGGATGCGCTCATCCAGTATACGAAGCACGCCGCGCCGAAGATCATCGCCCCGGAAAACAACCCGGACGCGGATGCCTACGTCTTCGGCTATCGCATGGTGGGCATCGCCAAGGCATACAAGAATATGCTGTCTGGCATGTACTTCAGCCACGACAAGGCGTAAGGAGGATTTACTATGGCTATTATCGGATACATCCCGCCCGCCGCCGAGCCGACCCCCGCGGTCAACGCGCAGCCTGTGCCGGACAATGCTCCGCCTGCCGAGGCGGCGGTGGAACTGCCGTTCCCCGAAGTGACGGACACGGCGGCAGAAGAAAAGCCTGCCAAGCGCACGAAGAGGGCAGCGGCCAAGGAGTAAAACCATGACGAGTTACGAGTTTTACGTCTGTAAATATGGCGGCAAGGCTATCCAGCCGGACGAGTGGCGGACCGCTTATGCTGACGCTGACGCGCTGATCCAGAGATATGAGCGGCTGTACCGCGTGGGATATCCCACCGACAGCGCCCGCGACACAGCTGTATGTGCCATTGCTGACGCACAGCGCAGGTTTGCCGATGTGCAGAGCGGCGCTGTGGCTGCTCCGGCCAGCGTTACGATTGGCAGCGTAAGCGAAAGCTACACCGCCAACACGGCAGCAGCCATTGATGCGACACCCAAGGCACAGGCGGCAGAATACTATCGCATTCTGTGCTTGTATGCTGATGTGTACAGGGGGTGCAGCTGATGCGGTATGAGGGAGCGCTTCGTTCGCCGATCTATGACCTGTGCCGCCAGACCGTTACCGTGTACCATGCGTGTTATAATCCCTTCCGGGTGACGCGCTGCGTAATTCATGGCGCGTACTTTGAGCGTAAAACCGTGCAGACCGTTGATAAAAGCGGGGGCAAATCCTGTGACGAATTTTTGCTGGTGATTCCCAACAAAAATGCGCGGCGGGTTGCCCCCGCCCTTTTTAACGGCATCCCCGGCGTGTATGTGCTGGAATGCGGGGATCGCATTGTGGAGGGCGTTGGGGAAGAAATCACCACCCGCGAACAGTGGGGCAGCTTCGTCCCGGCAAACCGCCCCGGTGTTGTTACGGCAGACTGGGTGCGGGACATGGGCTGCCGCAATGTTCTGTACCATGTGGAGGCAGGCGGTAAGCAATGAGGGTCACGCTGGATTTTCCCGCCGCAGAAGAGATTTTGCAGGAAGTGGGACTGGATGAACAGGGCGATGCGCAAATGTTCCACACTAAGAATGTGCTGCGGCGCGTCCAGAAGTATATGCCCTACCGTACAGGCGCGACCATCAAGCTGACCGTCGCCCAGACCGACCCCCGCGTGCCGGAGATCGTCACCGAAGAGCCGCAGGCGGTTTATCTGTATAACGACGTGAGCCGCAGCGGGAAACCGCTGAACTATACAAAAACAAAGAATCCCCTTGCCGGAGGGCATTGGGATCGTGCGCTTGTGGCTGCCGAGGGTGATGCGCTGGCTGCCGATCTGGAACGCTATATTGGAAAGAGGTCTGGCGAATGAGTGAACTTGAGCAGGTCATCACATGGCTGCGCACCTATGAGGGGCATGACATCTTGAAGGATTGGCATGTCGACTACACCGACCAAGTGCCCAGCTGCGGCGCGGTCTTCCCGCAGGGGCTGCAGGAAATTGAACGCCGCACCTATATCACGGGCGCAGTCTGCGTCACAAATCAGAGCAACTTCGGTCTGTACTTTACTTTTGCCAAAAGTGCAGGCGATGATGAGGGCGCGAAGATCAACGCAGATTGGGTCAACGACTTCCAGCATTGGGTGCAGGAGCAGAGTACCCACGGCCTTGCTCCAAACTTTGGCGACGCCGAAGAGTCTGTCATCGCCCGCGCCCAGAACGGTGTGCTGTACGAAGCGGAGGCCGAAGGCACGGCGACTTATATGGTCGTGCTGAGCCTGCGCTACACAAAAACCTATGAATCGGAGGATTTTGCATGAAAATCGAACGCAAATATATGGCGCATTATCTGAATGCAACTTTTGCCGCAGATGATGGCACGGCCAGCTATGTGCGGCTGGGCAAAGATTTGGAGGAATACTCCCCGGAGTTGTCCGCCAACGTCGAAAAGAAAACCAACATTCTCGGCAACGAGACTGTCAGCATCGACAGCTACCAGAAGCAGGGCGAGGTCAGCCCTTACTACGCCGAGAAAGGCGACCCGCTGTTTGAGAAGCTGCAGAGCATTATCGACAACGATCTGGTTCTGGATGATCTGAAAACCGACATCGTGGAAGTCAAGCTGTGGGACGCCCAGAGCAGCGGCGCGTTCCCTGCGGTGCGGGAAGAGTGCTACATCGAGGTCAGCAGCTACGGCGGCGACACCACTGGTTATCAGATTCCGTTCAACGTGCATTATACTGGCGTTAAAACCAAAGGCACATTCAATCCCACCACCAAGGCGTTCACCGCCGAGGCGTGAAAGGAGCAGTCATCATGGAACTGGTTATTGATCGCGGCGTCAAAAGCTATGACGTGAAAGACGTCGACGGCACACTGCTGGGCGTCATCAAAATCAACCCTGCCGACATCGGCATTTCCGGGCGCTTCGTCTCGGCACGCAATGCCATCGCAGAACTGGCGGAGCAGGCCAAGCAGGACATGACACCTGAAAAGATTCTCGCAATGGATACGACCATCAAGGCCGAACTGAACAAGGTGTTTGGCAGTGATGTGTCCTCGGTTTTCTTTGGCGGACTTTCGGCGCTGGCTCTTGCCGATGACGGTGCTTTTGTCTTTGAAAAGGTGCTGGAAGCTGTTGCCCCTCTGGTGGAGGAGGCGCACAAGGCCGGAATCGCTGCCGCCGAAGCGCGGCTTAAAAAGCACACCGCTGTCTATGCCGACTTCAGCAAGGGGCTTGCCCCCGGTCAGCAGGCATGAGTGCATGGGAATTACCCACCACCGTCGAGGTGGCCGGGCGCAGCTTTGCGATCCGCTCGGATTTTCGCGCCGTACTGGATGCACTGGCTGCGCTGACTGACCCCGACCTGACACAGCAGGAGCAGTACGTTGCCTGCCTGCAAATTCTATATCCCCGCTGGAAAGAGCTGCCCGACGCAAACGCTGCGCTTCGGGCGGCTTTTACTTTTATCAACGAGGGAAAAGAAGACGAGAAGCAGGGCTTCCGCCCCCGGCTGGTGGACTGGGAGCAGGATGCTGCTCTGATCGCACCCGCTGTGGACAAAGTGCTGGGGTATAGCTGCCGCCGATGCGGGTATTTGCACTGGTGGGAATTTCTCGGTGCATTTCATGGCATCGGCGATGGCCTGTTTGCGCAGGTGGTGAACATCCGAAACAAGCGAGCACGCGGTAAAATGCTGGACAAATCCGAGCAGGAATTTGCCCGCGAGAACGCTGCCGTTATTAAAATCCATGCGGCAGAAAGTGCCGAGGATAAGGCCGAAAAGGAAAGGCTGTTGGATCTTCTGGGGAGGTGAAGCTATGGCATCAGTCGTTATCAATACGCGCTTTAATAACCGAAAGGCCGAGGCAGACTTAAAAGAGTTGCAGGCCAAGGCCAAAGAAACCGCGCGAGAAATCAATGCGGTGGAAAAGGGCCTCGGCTCGGCTACGACCAAACGGAATAAGCTGCGGGACGATTTGGAAGCCGCCCGCCAGAAAGCTGCCGAAACGGCTGCCGCTCTCGACGAAGTGAACGCTCGGCTGGATGCCGGACGCAAATCGAAGTTCGGCGTCACATCCAAGGGCGACGAAACGCTGAGCGACAAGCTGGCCGCAAAGTTGCAGCAGCAGGATACCGCTGTGCAGGCTGCCGCCGATGCCTACCACGCACAGGATGCCGCCGTGCAGGCACTGCAGCAACGGCACGCCGAACTGACTGCCCAGCTTGCACAGGAGAAGGATGAGGCGACCCGGCAGGCCGAGGCTGTTGCCAACGCCGCGCAGGCTGCACAAGCGGCGCAGGTGGATGTATCCAATGTGCAGCGTGCAGCGAATGCGATGGACGCCTTCGTCTCAAAGCTGTTCAACGCGGCATCAGTGAGTAAGATTCTGAAAAGGTCACTGTCCGCGATAGGCTCTATCAGCGGCAAGGCTTTTGATTTTGTGAAAAGCAAAGCCCAGAGTGTGCAGGAACGGCTGGCACAGGCTGCGCAGAGCACGGAACACTTCCGCAAGCGGCTGGCAGGGCTGGTGTCCGGCGCGTTGGTGTTCAATGTGCTTTCCTCCGGGCTCCGGACGCTGACGAACTGGATGGGGACGGCGCTGCTGTCTTCGTCCAGCCTGCGGACGGCGCTCGGCAACTTGCAGGGCGCAGCGGCCACGGCAGCCGCGCCCATCATTCAGATACTTACCCCCGCGCTGACTGCGCTGGCAAATGCGGCGGCGATGGTGTTCAGTTACATTGCGCGGTTGGTGGCGTTCTTTACCGGGCGCACAATCTCCGCCAGCGCCGGAGCAGCCAAGGCTATGAACGGCGTCGGATCGGCGGCGGGCAGCGCAGCGAAGAAGGTCAAGAACGCTAATGGTGAACTGGCCGCCTTTGACGAACTGAACGTGCTGAACAAGCAGTCCGACGATAGCAGCGGCGGGGGCGGTGGTGGAGCAGACAGCATTACCCCGGACTTCGACTTTTCTGCGGAGAATCCATTCCTTGACAGCATTATGGATGCCATAGAGCAGGGCGACTGGTACAAGGTCGGGCAGCTGATCGGCGAGAAGCTGCGTGACAGTCTGAACGCCATCCCATGGCCGGATATACAGGATAAGGCTGTGCAGTGGGCAACAAACATTGCCGACTGCATCAATGGTTTTATCGAAGTACCGGGCCTGTGGACTGCCATCGGACACACCATTGCACAGGGACTGAACACGGCGCTGCTCTTTGCGGACACGATGATGCAGCGCATCCACTGGGACAGTCTGGGCGCGGGTATTGCAGAGGGACTGACAACTGCCGTAGCTGAACTGCGCTGGGACACGCTGGGGCGTGTGCTGACGGATGGGATGCGTGCGGCCATTCTGACGCTGTACAACTTTGTGCTGCATTACAGCGGCTGGACGGATTTAGGCAATGGCATTGCAATGTGCATCAATTCTGCCATCGCCAATATTCCGTGGCTGGAAGCTGGACTGGGTGTGAGCGGCTTTGCCATCGGCCTGCTGAACGCGCTGATCGCGGCGGTACAGGGCACAAACTGGGACGACCTCGGACACAATATCGTGACGATGATTGCCGCGATTGACTGGCCGGGGCTGTTCTCTGCGTTGAGCACGCTGGCATTGGATGTGCTGCAGGCCATCAACACAATCCTCGGCCAAGTTGACTGGGATGCTGTCGGCAGCAAAATCATGGAGTGCTTGCAGGCGGTAGACTGGGTCGGTATTCTGGCGCAGGTTGCCGAACTCATTTCCAACTGCTGGCCGCTTCTTATGGCGGCGCTGGCCGTGAGCCTGCTGCCTGTGATTGGCGCGTTTATTCTTGACACGGTGCTTCCTGCTATTTTGAGCGGCCTCGGCTCGCTGATCGTCACGGTCATCTCGGCCATCGGTGCATGGCCTGTGCTGCTGCTGGCGGTGCTGGCCTCTATCGCGGCGGTCATCATCAATTATCTTGTGACCCACTGGGACGAAATCAAACAGAACTTTTCACAGACACTTGATGATCTGGCACAGGCGCTGAACACTGCCGGAGAGAATCTGCAGCACATCTGGGATACTCTGTGGCTGACGATAAAGCTGCTCGGTCTGCAAATCTGGGAGACCATCACCACAGGCTGGAACAATTTCTGGAAAGGGATTGACCTCGCCTTACGCATGGCAGGCGCGGCGCTGCAAGCAGCATGGTCGGCCTGCTGGCTGATTATCAAGCTGGCGGCTATGCAGATTTGGGAGGACATCACCACCGCATGGAGCAATTTCTGGAAGGGTCTTTCCCTGCTCTTGTCGATGGCAGGGGCGGCGCTGAACGCTGTCTGGACTGCCGCGTGGTCGGCGCTGGCTGATACGGTATCCTCTATTTGGGATGGCATTACCTCTGTGGTGCGCGGCGCGGTCAACGGCATCATCCGCATCATAAACGGCATGATTTCGGCGATTGTTGGCGGCATGAACGCTGTCATCGGTCTGCTGAACGGCTTCAGTTTTGATGTGCCCGAATTTGCACAGGATGCACTGGGCACGGCTAAGGTTGGATTCAACATCGACCCCATCACCGCACCGCAAATTCCCTATCTGGCACAGGGCGCAGTCATTCCGGCAAATCACGAATTTCTCGCTGTGCTGGGCGACCAGACAAACGGCACGAATGTGGAAGCACCTCTTGAAACAATCCAGCAGGCGCTGGCCGAGGTGTTGGCCGAGTGGGGCGGGCAGGACATCACAATCCGCTTTGCCGCCAGCGGCGGTTTGGAACAGCTTGTGCGCCTGCTGATGCCCTACATCGACAAAGAAAAAGTCCGCCGTGGTGCGCGGCTTGTGGTGGGAGGAAACTGATGATCGTAATTGACGGCGAACAATTCAAAATCGACGTGCTAAGCGTAAAGCGCAGCGCGGATTTTCTGGATAAATACGCGGAGCGCCTCGCCAACGGCCACCTCAGACGCGAGTTGATTGGCGTGTACTTCAACTACAAGCTGCAATTTGGGCCGGGGCTGGATCGCAAGGAATACGCCCGACTGTGGGACAAGTTGACGGAGCCTGTGGAGTTCCATGAGGTTACAGTGCCAGATGAAGACGGCGACTATACCTTTACAGCTTACTTTTCCAATGTCGGCGACGAATTGCTGCGGAAAAAGGCTGAAAAAAACTACTGGAAGAATCTGACCGCGAATTTTATTGCCCAGAAGCCTGCAAGGACATAAAGGAGGCGAACGACCATGAACACAAGCACCCGCGTGGAGTTCGGTCTGTACGATGTCACTGCGCGGAGCGACAGCGCCCCCGTCACGGAGGATGCAAAGGATTTTTGCAATTTAAGCAAGGATTTACTGTTGGAATCCGTGCCGAATCAGAACAAGTACGGCACGCTGGAAACGCGGCAATGGCTCATGGACGGCAGCTTCCTGTTTTTTCCCGAAACGCCTCGGCAGTATTTCTGGGGCTTTTGGAGCACGGAACAGTCGAACGGAAACGGTGCTTTTGCCAATCCGCCCGTGCTGAATATCCGCTTCGACAAGAATCACAGTAGCAGCGGTCTGACACTGCATTTCTACTCCCCGACAGATGACTGGGCGAGCAAGGTCAAAATTCAGTGGTACGATGCCAACGATGGCCTTTTGGCCGTAACCATGTTCACTCCGGACGCCGTGGACTACTACTGCGCCCACAAGGTGGAGAACTATCGCCGCATCCAACTGATGTTTTTGGAGACGAACAAGCCGGGGCGGTATTTGAAGCTGGCCGGGATTGACTATGGTGTGTATCTGCACTTCTCCGGAGAGGAGATCATCAAGGCTCATGTGTTGGAGGAATGTGACCCGCTGAGCGCAGAGGTCAGCATAAACACACTGAACCTAACGCTCTTCAATCAAGAGGGCCGCTTCTCCATCTTAAACCCGGAGGGCTATTTTGATGTGCTGCAGCACCGCCAGAAGCTGACTGTGTGGGAGGATGTGCGCCGAAGCGCCCACGATACGAGCACGACAAGCTACTGCATGGGCACGTTCTATCTGGACGACTGGTCGAACGAGGATGACACACTGGCCGATTTTACGGCAATCGACACCATCGGCCTGCTTGATGGCTCTCCATTTGACGGCGGAGTATATGACACCCATGTGGCGTCGCTGGCAGCGGAAATCCTAAGCGGCTATCCTTACACACTGGACAGCGTTCTGGGCGAAGAACGGATACAGGGTTACATCCCTGCCGGAACACGGCGCGAAGCGCTGCAGCAGCTTGCCTTTGCCATTGGCGCGGTGGTGGACTGCAGCCGAGGCGAAATCATCCGAATCGTGCCCGCTCCGCAGCGTGCCAGTGGTCTGATTGGAACAGATCGCCGCCTGCAGGACGGCAGCAAAGTCACGCTCCTTGCGCTTGTAACTGCGGTGTCGGTGACAGCGCACCGTTATATCCCCGGTGAGGCGTCGGAGGAACTGTACAAAGACACCCTTGAACCGGGCACTTACCGTGTGACATTTGATGCTCCGGCAGTGGCCGACAGTCTGGCC